TTAATCTATAAGTAATTTAGGTGAATTGGTTCCATTATGGACAAAATCTTCTGCAATGACATAGGGGTTTTCTTTAGCATCGAGTGATTGTTTATGTATCAATTTATCATTAAGGTAGAAGTTAATAAGGAAACCACGGTCTGTTTCAAATATTTCGGATTTCTTATCATTGTTATGGAATTTGGATATTGGTTGCATTAGGTTCTCTTATGATATCATGGAAATAAAACGGTTTAGTATAACTCTATTGGTGGTTCTTTTGGTAGCGAACTTAGCAAAGGAGGTAACTAGACCACGGGTTGTAGCATTTTCTTTAACGGTAAATTCAGCATCATTGGCTATATTAAGACCTTCAGCACGAAGTAAATAGTATTCATCATAACCAGCATTTTCTACAATCTTATAATTATTGGCACGGAATTCAGATTTAATTTTATCGAAGTTAATGGTATTCTTGAATAGATTTTGCAATTCATTTTGCAGGTCTCTTTTACTTAAAATATAGAAACCAATAACATTACAATGGGTGATTGATTTCAGTAAATTAAGATATGCTGTAGTAATCATTCTATTATCATATATGTCTTTAATGGTTTCTTGTTGTTTGGTTTTGGGGTCACGGATGATTAATGATTTTTTAACTCTACCTTGGTAAGAATCGAAATCACGGTCACCTGTACCTAATCTATTATATGCACCATCGGTGTAATAGATTTTATTCATATTATCGGACACACCATCGGTAAGGAACACGGTATTAACGATTTGTAATTTATAATCTTTTTTAAATTTTGGTACTACTTTCATAGCTGTAACTATTGCAGCATTTAGTGGTGTAGAACCGAGACGGAAAAACTTTGGCACATCCCAGCTATTTCTGGCACTATAAAGTAAAGTAGTAACAGCATAATTAAATTGGTTGGTTGTCATTTTACTGGATAACAGGTTTAGCATATTAACATTAGTAAAACCTTCTAGGTCACCATCTTTGAATGGTTGTATATATTGTTGGCCATATTGTGTAGTAAATGCATAAACTTCATAAGGAATATTAATTTGTTTGCAGAACATAACAAGGTTCAATAATTGTTTAACTGTATTTTCAAGGTTATATTTCATGGATCCTGACCAATCAAGGAACATAACTAGGCCATGTGATTTGCCACCAGGAACAACAGTAATCTTTTTAAATATATCATCATTAAATTTATAGGAGAAGATATTATTCATATCTAATTCACCAGTTTTTGATACTGAAGCCCGTTTTAATTGTTCAGCATTCTTTTTCAATTCAAATTCTTTAACAAGGTATGCGACTACTTTTTTGGAATCATTTCTAAATTTTTGAAATTCAGTATGTTGTTCTTTAAGTCTGGAACTATTTGCCCAGTTCCATGATGCCCATTCTTTATGTTGATTCCAGACAACATCATGGGGAATAATAACTTTGGTTAAATCAACATCTGGAATATTACCATAATAATATTCACCTGTATCTTCAGAGAACAATTTGCTTTGGTTTTCTTGGAAAACCTTATCGGTTAGAGCTTCGACTTCATCGGAACCTTCAGCATCACCTTCTTCATCGGTATCTTCATTTGGATCTGTTTCTTTATTTTGCGGATCAGATTCACCATCATCTTCATTATATTCATCATCATAGGAATCATCATTTTCATATTCTTCAAATGGTTCTAGAGTATTTCCATATTCTTCTTCTGGTTGATTTTGTTTCTTTTCATCACGTTCTTCTTTAAGATAGTTCATAACCTTTTTGGTTACTGTTAGAACATCTTCAATGGTTTCGGACAATTCAATATCATTAATCAGTTCAAGTTCTATTGGATTTGTAAATGTAAGTTTACTGGCTACACCCAATTTGAAATACAGATTGGTTCTATCGATGAAATTTAGGTCATTTAAATCTGTATCTTTGGTGCCGAAGAAATTCTTTTCGACAAGGTCTTTATAACCTTTAATGAATGGTTGTTTTAGACCAGGATATTTGGATTTAATTTTGCGTTCAATTCTAACATCTTCAATTGCATTAAGAACGGAATGTGTTAATTTTAGTTCATGAGCTTGTAATAACAATTCAGCAGGAGTATAAAGAGCATGGCCGACTTCATGACCAACGAATAGGTCATAAAGTTCAGATGAAATATTAGCATCTAATATTGGAAGTGTTAATATTCTTGAATTAATATCAAAGGAAGCGGTGCGTACTTTTCTTTGTTCAACAATAAGATTTTCTGTAGCCATTAATTTGGCTAATATTGATTTTGATTGTAATAGTTCCACATTTCACCTCTTAATTCATAATATAGGTCTATTATATCATGAATTATGGTGTTGTCAAGTATTTTAAGGTAATAAGTTTGGAAATGCTTCTTTAATGAAATTGTAATCTAAACCTTGTACACCGAGGTCTTTATTAAAAATACCCATAACAACTTCAGCTTCTCTTGGTTCAATGGCTTCAAGGAATCGTACTAACAATTCTTCTCGTTTTGCTGGAGTAAGGTTTTCGGCACCAGCATCACCTTTTCTAAAGAGATATAATCTTCTCATTTCGGTGGATAACTGGGTTAATGACATTCCAGGAATAGTTTCTTTTGGTAGATAATTATCAGGAACTTCTTTAATCAACCATTGGTAATCTGGATGATATGCCAATAGAAAAACATCAGTTAATGTTTTGGATAGATTCCGTTCAATAACATTCATCTTTGTTCTTTTGGTGGGTGCTGCATCAATTTCATCTAGTATTTCATATATGTTCTTCATTAAAAATCATCCATTACGTCAATTAAGTTTTTTAGTTTATATTGAATAAAATAATTCAACAGTTTTTGTCTAGAAGCAGGTTTAGTTTCTTCATAACAGGTTATAATATTTTGTTTAATATCAGCAGGTATGTATGCTAAATCTATTAAAGTTTGGTTTCTTTCAAAGTTAAATCTATTATATTCATCTTTCCAATCTTTGGAATCTTCATTTAGCAATTTATCCAATATACCTTTGGTGATAGATTTTTGTTTAATATCACGGACGAAGCAATCAGCTGAGGAAAGTACATTTGGAATGCCATCACCCCTATCACCTCTAATAATCTTCTCTTTCAGTTCTAATGTTGGATTATCAGATTTGAGAAATTTCTTTTGGCTGGGAGCATATTGTTTTACATTTGCATATTTCTGCAATTGTAGGAAATCACCATCACCGGACAGAATAAGTATTTTTTCAGAAGAAGAATATCTTGGTACTAAAGTTCCAATAATATCATCAGCTTCGGCCATATCAACATCTATTACTTTATATGGGAAGTTATCTTTAAGTTCTTGTTTGAACTTTGCTAATACTTCGAAGATCAATTTCCAGTCTAATTCGGATTTATCACGATTCTTCTTTCTATTAGCTTTATAGAACGGAAACTGTTCTTTTCTCCAATAGTTTTTATTATCGCAACAGATGACGACTTCACCATATTCTTTTTTATAGTTCTTAACATGGTTTCGAATCATATTAAGAACCAGATGGCGAACAAGGTCTTCATTTAACTTAACACCTTTTGCAGATATTTGTGGTAGAATGCCGGCCAACAATACCTGATTTAAATCAATTAATAACATATTTTTCAATCCAAGGATTCATATAGAATCATCATTATAACATATAAATCAGGTTATGGCAAATTAAAATGCTTCTTCTATAACCGAATCAAAGAATAGGTGGGAGGTTGTTGTTTTGCGACCAATGATACCATAGAATCCACTTTTGACTAGATGATGCAAATAAACCACGGGGTCACTTAGGATTGCTGTAAATCTATCTTCAACAATCATTTCATCTTCATCGGGTTCTAGGAATAAAATTTCATAATTTTTACCGAAAGAAGCTTCACCTAGACCTTCACCTGGGTCGTGGTAACAAAAAGATTCAATATGGGTATGATGTTTTTTTTCTGGATGGGGTGAGAATATAAATCCATCATATGGAGATTCTGCTAACTGTCTTATTTCGTCTAGTAAAGCCATATGAATCCTTATAATTTGACATGGTTTCTGTGTATTTTGCAGCTAATGA